GTAGCTTTTGGGCTTGGCCTTGGCTCCTTTGAGTGTCGTACCCACCGGACGGAGATCACCGACCGCCAACACGCCGCACTTTACGGTTCCTCCGCCCGTCCGGGTCAAGGTCACGGTCAGCTCGGCGTTGTTGTACTGGTCAATGTCCATCGCCAGGAAATCGGTCTTGGGCTTGTACCGTCCCCAGAAATGCTCCGCGTAGTCGTCGGGCGCCGAGTCCTCCAGCTCCTCTTCGACTTCGTAAATGACGTTGCCACCAGGGGCATCGCGTACCGTCACATGGATGAAGTCCGCATCCAGCTTGCAGGCGTACAGGGCGTTGAAACCGCCAGGCCGCAGCACGACGGTCATTGGCGAGGCGCCCACGGTTTGCGTGCTTGCCTCGCCATCGAACATCGCCCACTTACTGGTAGGGTCCACATCCAACCACCGCACCACCGCCCCGAACTGGTTGGCCAGCACCGTCGGGTCGAACCCCTGATTGCCCGCGATCTGGCTCTCATAGATCCGATGGGTGACCGGGCTGATGCACCGGTCACCGATTCCGAAGGTCGCGCCAACAGTCCACGCCGGATAGTCGTTTTCGGCGACCGTGCTGGAGACCAGGAGCGAGTCCACGATGGGCACCGGCTCGATTACATACAAGCTGGTTGTCATCAGTTGCCTCCCTCATTGGTCACCAGCAGCGGACCGCCGCCGGCAGAGATCGAGTCGATCAAGTCCGCCGTCTTCTGCGAGCTTTGTGCAGTACGCTCGCCAGCGCGGCGCAGGCCAGCCAGCTCGGTACGCAGGGCGCGAACTTCCTCCACCAGCACTTCGCTATTCGCTTCAGGGCTGGACAGGCGCCGCATCAGTTCACGGTTGTCGGCGCGCGGAATGATCCGCTCGCCTTCGTGAACGTAGGCCGGCATGTCCTCGGGGATGAAGTTCGTGCCCACTGCAAAGTGGTGCAGGTTTTTGTACTCTTCGCTCTCTTTGAAGCCCGCTGTAATCTCTTCCAGCGAATGCCCCGTGTTGTAAGCGTTGACCCACCAAGCGAGGCCCTCGGCATCGCTTTGGCGCCCCAGCAGGTTGGAGTACAGAGACTCGATGATCTGAGTCGGTGAACTCGGGCCGGTAACACCGCCTGCCGCACCGCCTGCACTCGGAGCCGGCGCAGCCTTCAAGCCGGCCAGCGCCGCTGCCACTGCCTGCAGCGCGTCGGACACGCTCAAGACTCCGGTCTTGACGCCATTGAGCACATCGAGCTGCGACTGCGCATTGGTGACCAGGGCGTCGAGCTTCGTGATCGCTTCCAGTCGGCGCTTCTCCAGGGCCGCCAGTTGCTCGGCCCCGGACTGCTGAATCGCGGTGATCGCGTCCTCGATTCGGCTCACCGTCAGCTGCGCGTAGTTGATCTCCTTCCCAGCACTGTCCTTCAGCTGAGAGATCAGGTTCCCGGTGCGGGCCTGGTCACGCGCGTAGTCCACGAACGAGGAGAACAGCTGCTCGGAAGGCTTCGAGACCGTGGACAGGGCATCATCCAGGCCATCGAATCCGACCAGGCTGCCGCCCTTCGCCGCGAACGCCTGCGCACGCTGCAGCAGCGCTTGTGCCGCAGAGCGCTGCGCAGCATCGAACTTGGCCGACTGCACCGCGGTCGATTCCAGCGCGCGATCCAGGCTGCTGAACACCGCCTTGATCGCGTTGACGTGATCCTGCGCCGCCTGAAGTTGCCCACGGGCCGCTTCGACCGCTTCGTCGGTCGCCTTCTTGATCGCATCCGCCTGCGCCTGGTAAGACGCGTTGATGGCTGCCTTCTCGGCGTCCACCGCCTTCGACAATTCGCCCAGGGCGTTGCTCGCTGCCGCAGCTGCCGCCTCGTGAGCAGCAGCTTCATTCTGTAACGCGGTGATCCGGTCGAACAGGGCCAGGTTGCTCGCGTCGATCGACGCACGTTCCTGGGCGCGCAGCTGGGCCGACGTCAAAGTCAGCTGATCCAGCTGCGCCTGCAGGTCTTTGCGCTGGCTGAGAATGTCGGCAGCCGACATCGCCGCCGATTTCGTCTGCTCGATCTCCGGGTAGACTTGGGCGAAGGCGTCGGCCAGACCCAGGAGCTGGGCGTACTGCTTGGCGCCCGCTTCCGTGGTCACGTCCATGCCCAGCACCAGATCCTTGAACTGCTGACGGGTCGTGATGCTGGACAAGCCCATCGACGCCAGTTGCTCGGTGACGTATTTCTGCACCGGCGCCAGGCGCTCCGCTTCGCTCAGGAAGTTGTCCGAAATGTTCTTGGTCTGCTCAGCAAGCTTGTCCACACCACCAACCAGGGTGATCAGGCGCTCCCTGGCCTCGATGCTGGCCAGCCCCACCGAACCGAACGTGCGGCCGATCGACGCCATGATGGAATCGACGTTCGCGTAGTCCGATGCGATGCGGGTCAGCGTCTCGAAGTAGCCTTCGCCGACCTTCTGGAACTGCTGCAGGCCGTCCACAGCAAAGCGGGCCATGTCATCGCCCACTTTGGAGAACACAGCTTCCAGCGCCTTCTGTACCTCCTCACCCTTCAGGTCCTTGAGCGACACCTTGCCGATCTCAACGACGAACGAGTTCAGGTGCTGCGTGAACTCGTCGCCGCCGATGCCCAGCAAGCCGCCGGCCTGCTTCACCGTGTCGGCCAGGCCGACGATGATCTTGGTGAACTGGTCGTCCGCCTCACGTCCAAGGGCCGTCAGCGAGGTGTTGTATTTGTCGCTACTGAACCAACCACCAGATTTTTTAGTGTCAGCGTACTGGCTGGAGTGAATACCACCAGCCAGCACCTGCGCCAGCGACGCCCGGTCAGCAGTCAGGCCAGTGTCCAAGGTCGTCACCTTGCCGCCGAAGACGCTGCCCAGCACCTTGCCCAAGATCTTGCCGGTCAAACCGCCAGTGATCTTGTCCAGCGCTACGCCGAGGCCCCCCCCGGCGATGAAGTTGCCCACCGTCGAGCGACCGAAGTTCTCGGCCGCACCGGCTTTGTCCGGCGCCACCGCCGTGGCCAGGCCGCTTGTCCGCACCAGCAGGCTGCCCAGCCCAGCGATTGAGTTCTCGATGCTGCGCAGTGAGGCCAGCATGCCGGCCGTGTGCGACAGCTCGATGCCCGAATTCTGCTCGATCGCTTCCAGCGACTTGGCAATCGAGTCAGACTTTGCCGACGAATCCCCCAGCACCGAACCGGTACCCTGGGCTGCTTGGCGGTCCTTCGCGAGATTGGCGCCCCCACCACCGCCCAGGCTGCCGGTAAGCTTGGCGCCCACCGCCACAACGGCTGCGAGGGTCGCCGCACCGGCCACCAGGTTGAGCGGGAACGGCATCGAGGCAATCGCCTTGACGACCGCAGTCACGCCCCAGGCGCTTGCCTCGGTCGCGGCCAGGCCAGTCGACGCAGCAGTGGTCGCCGCCTCGCCGCTCAGCTTGGTCGCGTTGAGCGCGGTATTCGCTGCAACCTCGCCCTCCTTGAAGAAGATCTTCCTTGCCATGGATTCCAAGGCCATCGCCATTTCCGCAGCGCGGTACGCCTTCTCCACGGCTTCCAGCGTCTTGTAGCCGGTAGAACTCTCCTTGAAGAAGCCCTTCGCCGCACTTGCCATATCGCCATAGCTCTTGAGCTGAGCCTGCGCCGATGCAGCTGCGGCGTCCGCGTTGGCCTTGGTGATCTTGGTGCGATCACCGCCGGCATCCTTGGTCGCCGCCGCCAACTGCGCGGCAATAGCAGCCTGGGTACGCGAATAGCCGGTGAGCGCCGTGGTCAACCCGCCGATCGCCTTGCCAACTCGGCCAAACGAGGCCTCCATGCCACCGGCGGCGGACCGCGCGGCGTCATCCAGGCTTTCGAAGATCTTCAGCACTTCCGTCGCACGGGTCACATCGACGTCCAGCACGACCTTGCGGCTCTGGTTGGCATACCAGGTGTTGTACTCGGCCTGCAGGCGCTTCTGCGCCTCGGTGCCGTCACCGGCCAGACGGATACGCTCCTGCCAGATATCGGCGTCGATCTGCAGCAACGCAGCGGCGCGGGCGCGCGGATCGGCCAGCGATTCGGCCGCAGCGCGCTTGTTTTCCTCCGCAAGTTGCGCGGCATAGCCAAGCGCGCGGCTTTGAGCCAGTGTTGCCTGCTCCACCTTCACGCGCTCGGCGGACTCGGTGCGCAGCTGGCCGATCATTTCTTCGGTCAACGGGCGGCCAGCCTTACGCTGCTCCAGCAGGTACTTCTCCAGATCCGCTTCGGAACGCGTGGCAATCGCGGCGATCGCACGGGCGTCCGCGCTCTTGCCGTACAGGGCGTACTCTTCCTGCAGGGCCGCAGCGGACGCCTTCCGCTCGATCGTGCTTTTGCCGATCCACTCGGCTACTTCACGCTCCGACTTCTGCAAGGCCAGGCGCTTCTCCGATGCCGCCTGCTCATCGAGCAGCGACTGGATGGAAGCCTTGCGGGCGCCAGACAGCTTCAAAGTGCCCGCCGCCAGCTCCTGGGCAACCTTGATGCCGATCTTCTGGCTTTCGGTTGCATTGACACTGGTTTGCGCTTCCAGATCGTTCTCGGCGGTCTTGGCCTTGATGGCCGCCACCAGCTGCTCATACGCCGAAACCTCCTTCTTGGCGCCCTGGTCCACCGCTTCGAAGTGCTTACGGATGCGGGCTTCGTCCGCGCTGGTGAAGCTGTCGCCCAGCGAGGCCTTCCACTTCTTAATCTCCGCTTCCGCCTTTTCTGCCTTGGTCCCGTATTCCTTCAGGAAGTCCAGGTGCGTCTTCGCGTTCTTGCGGCCCGCTTCGTCGGCCGTGGCTTTGTTGAAGCGCTCCACGATGACCGTCAGGTCGTTGTACTGGCCGCCCAGCTTTTGCAGCAAGTCAGCACGGGCTCCAACGGTCAGATTGCCCAGCTCGGCACCAGCCGCATACTCGCCTTCGCGCTTGATCAAGCGCTGGATCTGCGCATCGACCTCGACCAGGCGTGCCGCCGCCGGCGTCTCGGTTTTCGTGGTCGGCACACCGCGCGCGGCGGCCGCGTTGCGGGCCTCGATGCGCTCGATTTGCTTGTTCATGTCAGCGATGATCTCTGCGGTGCTGATGCGCACCTCTTCGGTCGCCTGGTCAGTGGCCTGCTTACTGGTGTCACGCCAGACAGCCCACGCGGTCGCGGCCAGGCCCAGCACCGTCACCACGGCGCCAATCGGTCCGCCAAGGAGGCCGAGAGCGCCGCGCAGCAGGCCTGCACCGGCAGCAGCACCTGTGGAAGCCGCATTGAGTGCCGTGGTCGCCGCTGCCTGTGCTGCCGTAGCGGCGGTCGCCTGCGCGCTCACACGCGCCTGCTGCTGACCCAGGATGGCCAGCTCGGCGACCATTGCCACCCGCAACGCCTCGGCTTCGGCCAGATCTGCGGTTGCCAGACGCAGCGTGCGCAGCGCAAAGCTCTGGGCGCCGGCCGCAGTCGCCGCTTCAATTGACGCGGTCGCGGAGGCGATATTCGCTTGCGCCTGCGCCAATCGCGCCAGCACCTCTTCGCGTGCGACCACGATGCCGGCCTGCGTGGCAGCTGCCTGCGCACTGGAGGCAGTGGCACGCGCCAGGTCCGCCTCCATGGCTGCCAGCGACGATGCACGGGCGGCCTGGTCTGCGGCAATCTTGGTATGGATTTCGGTCACCCAGGCGCCAACCCACGCCGCCACTTTGGCAGCGGTCAGGGTCTGCACCAGGCCGAGCAGCAGGGTCAGGTTGTTCGCCAGGAAGCTGACGCCGCCGGCGAGCAGTGCGACGGTGCCGTTTGCCTCGGCCTGCTGGCCGACGAATTCCATCACGTTGTTCTTCAGCACCGTGAAGGCACCGGCGATGGTGGTCACTTGCGATGCCTCGGTGCGCAGCTGCTGCAGCGCACCTGGCAGCACTTCGGCCATCACCTGCGAGGTAATCTCGCCTTCGGATGCCATCTTCTTCAGCGCACCCACCGGCACACCCAGACCATCGGCCAGAGCCAGCATCAGGCGCGGTGCCGCTTCGTTGACGGCGTTGAATTCTTCGCCACGCAGTGCGCCAGCCGCGAATGCCTGGGACAGTTGGAGCTGGGCCGATGCCGACTCGGCAGCCGTGGCGCCGGAGACTTTCAGGCCCAAGTTGACTACTTCGGTAATATCGGCCACGCGTTGCTGCGAGATCCCCAGCTCCCGCGTGCCGTTGGCGATCCGGGCGTACAGCGTACCAGTGCCCGACAAACTCGCCTGGGCATCTTTGGCAATCCGGCGCACGTCCACGTAGGACTGGCCGTATTCGCGCTGCGACTGGGTCGCGAGGCGCAGCTGGGCGGTGAACTTGGTGTATTCGTCCGACAGCTGGGCTACCTGTGCGATACCCACGCCGATACCGATGGAGGCCAGTGCCTCCTTCGCCAGATCCACCGCACGGGTGATTCCCGACATCGATTCGGACACAAGCTGCCGCGCCTGCGTCATGTCCCGTTGAATGCGTGCGAGATCCGCACGCAGGAGGACTTCCATATCCCCTACAACCATGTATTCCTCGTATGGATGCGGCCCAGGACTGGGCCGGTTGCGCTGCGGCGGCGCTGGATCAATCCAGTGCCGCGTCGATCAGCTTGCTCAGGTTCGGATTGCGATACAGCTGACCGAACGGAGGCTTGCAGTACGGGTCTTCGGCCTCACGGCTTTGCGTCAGGTAGTCCTGCGACAACCGACGCAGCAGCCCGACCTCCCAGGCGTGCAGCTCAATGCCCAGGTTGGACTGCCAGGCGGCGATCTCCTGGTGCGAAATCACACCGTCGCCCAGGCCCGAGGCCTGCGTGGGCCCGATCTCCCACAGGTACTCGGCGATATAACTTGCGGCGCCCACGGGCGGCATCAACGGGGTGATGCCGTCCTTCTTGTACTGCGCCCGACGCGAAATCGGCTTGGGCGCATTCTTCGGCGCCGGCTTGTCACGGTCCGGCACGGGCACAGCATCGAGCCATGCGCAGTACCGGACGAACAGGCTTACTTGGTCGCCGAGTTCTGCGAGAAATTTGCCCAGTCGTTGATGTGCTTGTTGATCTGCTCAGGGATGAAGCCGATCTCAGGCGTGGTGTAGACGGCCTTGTGCAGCGCCTCGCCCTGCAGCTGGTCGAATTCGACGTTCTGCAGCTCGACGGTGCAGGCAGTCAGGAATTCGGCGTTTTCGCGCGCCTGGTCTTCTGCGGACTGGTCGGTCTTGCCCTTCTTCTTCAGACGCTCGATGGTGCGGTTGGACGCGGCAGCCTGAGCTTTCTTGAACGGCTTGGAGCCAGGACCGTACAGGACCGCGATCATTGGGCGGTTAGGGTCTGGCTGGCCGTCAGAACCATCGGCGTACATCAGCTCGTCGTTGGAGTCGCGCAGGTGCAGGGTGGAGGTCGGGGTAACGGAGAATTTGCGGATATCGGACATGGTGTTTTCCTATTTCTGAGGTATGAAGTAAAAAGCGGCCAGCAAGAGCCGGCCGCATGGGTACTGCTGTTACTGTTTGCCTTTCGGCGTGCCGATTAAGGGCCTGGCGCCGGCGCCGCTACGCGGATGGTGTCGGTCTGGCGCAGCAGGGTCATGGAGCCCATGACGGTGTTGTCAACCGAGCCCATGTCTTCCACGAACTTGGAAACCTGCGCAGTGAAGTAGCGCAGAGCATTGTTCTGCTTCACCACTTTGAAGGCCGGAACGCTGTAGTTCTCCGACGCCGCGAAGACGATCTGCTGGCCTTCGTCGTCGTCATCCCAGCCGCATTTGAACTCGGTTGCGCCGAGCTTGTAGCTGCCCTTCTTTTCGATCTGCTGCGCGGAGTCCACCGGGCCGTAGGTGCTGGTGTTGTACTCACGGCCCAGGACAGGGCCCATGTCCGTGATCTCACCAACCTTCACCCAGTCGCAGGCTTCGAAGCCCGCCTTGGTGTTGGTCGCCGGGCCAGTTGCGGATACCCACAGCTCACTGCCGGCGACAGTCGTGACGTTTTCACCACTCATATGTCTTCCTTCTCAAAAAAAAACCCGTGCATTTGGCACGGGCGGTTGTGAAATTTGCCCACCTGGCGGCAGGCTTGCGGTGCGACTAAGTGCCCAGCGTGGCGGGCCCCGTCTTGTACTGGATGACGTAGTGCGCCGTGATCAAGCACACCTTGCCGTCCGCGAACTTCGGCTCATCGGTGCCCAGCTCACTGACCGCAAACGTGCCCTCGGACTTGAAGGCCATCAGGATCGGGTGAGCGACCGCCAGGACGGCATCCGAAGCGCCTTCAGGATCGTCGCCGCGCGTGACGGTGCTGAGCCGCAGCTCGCAGTCGCGCTTGGCGCTGCCGCCGATGTTGGCGGTCGGTCGCTCCCGGCCGCGATGCACGACCAGCACAACGCCTTCCTCGCGCGAGAACGCGCTTTCGACCGAGCGTTCAATTGCTGCGGGAACGGCCGCCGCTTGAAGCGCTGCAATCAGCTCATCGATGTAACGTTGGCGCCGTGTAGTCATGGACCCACCTTATCCAGAAGTGCGATGAAGAATTCGCCGGTCCCACGCGCGCGCGGCGGCTCCGCGACCTTGAAGGTCATGCCGTCAACACGGACAACGGAGTGACGCGCCAGGGTGACGTCAGCTGCCTGGTATTCGATCGTGTAGTCGGTCGTGTGCGCTGCACCGTCTAACACGATCTGGTCCGGCCGCGTGTAGCCGACGTCGAAGGGAACCGGCGGACCGGCCGGCGGTACGTACTCAGCCTCGAATAGCATGCCCGCCGCCTTGAACGCCTGCCAGAAGATGCCTTCACCGAACGACATCGTTATGCGATGACTGCATCGATCTTCAGCAACGCGATCGCGCCGCCAGCCGCCTTCGCTTCCGTCGCAACACCGACGCGGGTATTGCCGGCTGCCGTGGTCGTCAGGCGCTTATTGCCCGCGTCCCAGTACAGGATGGCGCCCTGGGCAATAACGTCGGTCGCCAGAACTGGCAGCTCGAACACGCCTTCGGTTTCGAAGTCACCGGACTGGTTGGCGGCCACGTCGGCCACGGCAACACCGAAAATCTTGCCCACCAGGACGGCCTCACCAGCGAGGACAGCGGCGGCAACCAGCAGGGTCAGCGTGGAGCCCTTTTGAACGTAGTTTTTCATGCGATTCCTTTATTGACGGATGGTTGTGCAGACGTCTGCACAGACGTCTGCGGGGAGCTGCGCTTACGCGCCAGGGGTGCGGTACAGACCGCGGAAGTCGATCGCTTTGGCCGCGAACGCGTGGCGGGCCTTGATCTGCAGGCCGTCCACTTCGAAGCCAACACGCTGCTCGGTGTACAGGCCTTCCTCGCCTTCCAGGTAGGCGTACTCGACCGTGTCGATCAGGCCAGGCGCTGCGGACATGAACCAGTCCTTGCTGTCGATGCGGCCTTCGACCACGACTTCCAGCGAGGTGTTGAAGTTCGGGTTCACATCGCCGGCCTTGGCCGCCACGAAGGAGGCCGAGGTGTACTTGTTCGCCACAGTCTCGTTGTCAGGACCCACGATCAGGAAGGAAGGCGTCAGGTTCAGAACGCGGCCCTGAGCGCCTTTCTGCTTGCGCATCGCTGCGCGCGCCGCGCCCAGCGCAACGTCATCGATCGCGGCGCCGGCGGCGGCCAGATTGCCGTGATCAGCATGGAACAGGTTTTTGTTATCCGACATCTTGTGCGCGCCGGTCAGGATGCCGTACACGATGTCGCCTTCCAGCGCTGCAGCCTCGGCAGCCAGCGCAGTCGGGATGCGATCGAAGGCGCCCAGGTCGTCATTGACCAGCGATTCCCAGGTCAGGGCGATAATGCCGCCGGACTTCGCCAGCGCATACTTCTCAGCGCCGTCGCCGAAATGCAGCGCCTTGTACTCGCCACCTTCCTTGACGCTCTTGAAGGCCGACGATTCGGACAGCTGCACGCGTGCCACTTGGCGGAAGTCAGGCGCGGTGCTGCGGCGAGCCCAGCCGACGAAGGTGCGAGGCTGGATCTCGTAAGCAGCGCGCAGGGTGCGGTTCACGGTCGAGCCCAGGATCTGCGGCAAGTCGGAAGTAGACTGCATGCCGGCACGACCGCGCATGTCGTGATCCAGGTTCAGGGCCAGCACCGCGATCTCACGACGGCTCAAGCCGCGCGTATTACCGCCCGCTGCTTCGATGCAGGAGCGCGCCAGGTCGATCAGGTTATGACCGCGGTACTGGCGCGCAGCATCCACGCGGCCGGCGTCGGTGCGGATCGATGCGTTCGGGTTCGCGCGCAAGGTAATGGCATCAGCCATCGCCGCGCGGCGCACGTCCGTTTCGTCGCTCACGGTACGGATGTCCGCCGCAGCACGGGTTGGATTGGCCGCGCTGCGCTTGGCCTGCTCGCGCAGGACCGCCATGCCGGCGTCAGCGACGGTCATTTCGCTACGGGCGATCAGGGTGTCGGCGAAGGCAGGCTCCAAGCCGCCGAGGGTGACGGCTTCGCGAATGCCAGCCTGGCGCTCGGATTCCAAGCGAGCGCCTTCAGCGCGTGCAGCTTCGAGCGCGCGGGCTTGGTCGCCGTTCGGGGCTGGAGTGCCAGCAGGGGCCGCCGATGGATTGATTGGATCTGGCATAGAGTTTTCCTTTCGGGTTGGATTGCCGGCGGCTGCCGGAGGGTTCAGTTCAGGATTGCTACGGGTAATGAAGGTGCACGGGAAGGTGCGGCCCTCTGGTTTCGCTGGCGGCGGTGCGCTCGGATCGCTCCGCACGCCGGCATCGGCGTCGGCCCCGATCGGGACCAGCGATACTTCGGTCGGCTCCCAGTCGATCGCGCGGTAAGTCCACAGCTCGCCTTCCTTCGTCGGCGGAATGCGCTCGATCTGGTGGGTCGTGTAACCCACCGACACGTTGCCGATGATCTTGTCCACCACGTCCTGGTAGTACGGCTCGACGTCCTGGCGCTTGGAGAATTCCGCCGTGGCCTGACCTTCGCCACCGACGATTTCCGCAGTGCGGATCACGCCCAGCACATCACTCAGGTCATAGCGGCCGTGGGTGTTCAGCAGCGGGGCGCGGCCGGATTGCAGCCGTCCCATGCGCACGTGCGCCGGGTCCATACTCAGCTCTTCCCAGTAGTAGCGTTCGCCCCAGTAGTCGTATCGCATGACTCGGGTGCCCTTGCCCCACATCAGCTCGACGGTGCGCGACTCGGCGTTGACTTTCGTCACCGGCGCCAAGCGGCCCAACATCGGCATCTGCTGTACTTCTGTTGCAGGTTGCGGCATTTGCTTTCCTCAAATGAAAAGCCCCGCAGGCCGGAGCATGCGGGGCTGGTTGTTGAAGCGGTGCGCCTTAATCGGCGCCGATGATCTTGGCGGCCGTGGCGCCGTCGAGCAGCTTCTCACTGACCGACGAATCGGTATCGAGCAGCACGCCGTTCTTGCGCAACTGCTCGCGCTCCGCGGCGATTTCGGCAAACACCTTGTCCGGATCGTCGCCGCGCTCACGGATCGAAGCGGACAGCGACGTCAGGCCGCCACGGATGGCTTCCTTCTCTGCCATCACGTCCTTCAGCGGGTCTACCCACTGCAGCTTCGGCATGTTCCAGGTGAAAGGCACGATCGGACCGCGCGATTTACCGGCCAGCCGTGCTACCTCCTGGAATCGGCGCGCGATCGGCGCCAGCACCATCGGCTTCAGGGCCAGCCACTGCTCCGCCTTGATCATCTGGCGCACTTCGACCAGGCCGGCGCGCTGGCTGCTGTAATTCGCCTTCGAGTTGTCGCCCGTCATCTGCGAGTACATCAAGCCGGCGCCAGCAGCGATGGCGTGCAGCTGCGTCGTCGTGTATTCGCCGTAGCCGCCGCTGGACGACGGATTACCGAAGTCCACGCCCTCCGCACCGGAGATGTACTTGATCATGCCCGGCGCGACCTTCTCTTGCGTTGGGCCTTTGCCGCCGGCATTGGCCTCGCCCAAGCGTGCGGTCGTGTCGTCGGTCCGGACAAACGCCACAAAGCAGGACTCGATCTTCTTACGGACCAGCTCGGCCTGCTCATAGTCGGCCAGGTCACGCAGCCGCAGGAGCGATACGGCGAACTCGGGCATGCCGCGAACCTGCGTTGGCCTGCGCTTGCGGTAGTAATGCAGCACCTCGGACGCCGGCACGCGCTTGCTTTCCAGCGAGCGTAGCCGGTAAGTCGCCACCTCGCCGGGGTGGACCGGGTACAGCCAGTACGCAACCCTCTGGCCGATCTGGTTGAACTCGACGCCGGCGATCGCGAAGTTGCCGTTCGCCAGCTGGCCGGTTTTGGTCGCGTCCAGATGGTCCGGTTCTAGCACTTGGATCTGCAACGGCACGGGCAGTCCGTCTTCAGGCGCCCGCGCACGGAAGCGGAACAGCACCTCGCCGCTTTCACGGCGGGTCCGATGCCCCAGTTCAATCAGGCCAGCGAAGTCCAGCTGACCGTCCGCGTCGGCGTATTCGCACCAGTTGTTCCACAAGTTCTGGTCGGGGGCCTTAGCGGTGATGCCATCGCCGATGGTGTTGGCCACCAGGCTATCGAGCGCGCGGGCGGCGTACTCGTTGTTGCGCACTACGTCACGGCAACGATTCCGGACAATCTCCAGGGATGGGGCGATCTCGGCGTTTGCGCTGCCGCTACCTGCGAACCAGTTTGCGGTGCGGCGGCCACGCTTGCCAGCGTCATAGCTGCGCGCCATATCGAGACCGATGCGGGCATGGGCTCGCCTCGCGCCGGCGACCGGGTCGAGGAAGGCGATGAAGTGATCGATAAAGTTCATATCAATCCCGGCTGAACGCAGCGAGCGAAGCGGGACCACGGTTGGAAAGGCGGGGCGGCGACATCATGCCGGCGTCTACCAGCTGGCTGTACACGAAGCCACGCGCCTTCAGCAGCTCGCCCACGCTGCGGTATTCGACCTCCTTGCCGTCGTACTTGACCTTCAGCTGGCCGGATGCGATGGCAGCGTCGAGCGCCGCCAGTTGGTTGGTGGTAAAGGTTGTCATGTCAATTCAGCCAATTATCAGTTTCGGATAGCCAGTCGCTCCCTTCCGGGTCACTAGCCGCGTGTAATGCCTCCTGCTGCGCTGCCGGTGCTGGCTGTGCAGACGTCTGCACGGCTTCCGCCGTGGGCTGAGTTTCTGGCGCCGGGTTGACGATCACCCGGGCGCTGAACAGATCGCCCATGCGCGGCTCGACCATCTGACGCAAGTGATCCCAGTCAGCTGCCTGCAGGCGGTTGATCCGCACCATCGGGTGGTTTGCTGCCGAATAGGCGTACACCCAGGTATCCAGATCTTCGTTTCGGGCACGGATCTTCACCCATCGGCCCTGCCGCTCATCGAACACCTCTGACGTGATCTGATCCCAGAACTCGTCTGGCAGGCCGGCAGGGAAGCGCACCATCCGCTCTTCCGGCGGCGCCAGCTGCAGCACGCCGTCGATCTCGGGTTCGTCACCCGACAGGCGGGCGAAGAATGCCGCCTTCGCGGTATCTGTGCCGACCATCCACAGCTGGACGCCGTTCTTCTGCAGAACACCTTTGTCGTTCTTCACGTCCTGCCTGGTCGGCTTGGTGAGGATCGGGCGGTTCTGCTGCTTCGCACCTTTGATCGCCATCACAGCGTCGGTGCGGTGCTGGCGCACGTAGTTGTACACACGGTGCGTCGCGTAGCCAGTATCGATGGCGGTCATAGCGATCCGCACATCGACACCGAAGCCGTTGCGAATCGGCCGCCGGCGGAACTCGGTCAGCTTGTCCCACACCTCTTGTTTTTCCGGGTCACCGTGCAGCTCGATCCGGTCGATCGTGGCGCACCGTTCGTTTTCGCCCCAGCCGACCACGTGCAAGTGCAGGCGGTCCTTCTGGACATCTACGCCCAGCGTCAGCACCAGGATGCCGACCGGGATGGTGCGCAGCGCCCAGCCCTCGGCGCGGCGCTTCAGGTCCGCGCCTTTGACGCGGTCACTGTGATCTTCGTATGGTTCGCCCTTCTGCAGGTTGACGAACGGCTGCAGCTTGGCCCGGTCGCGGCACGCCACCAGCCACTTTTCGGCGATCTGCGGCCAGGTAAGGCCCAGGCCGATCGGCGCATACAGCGCGTTGATGTGGTAGCCCAGGCGCGGGTTGTCCGGATAGCGGTGAACCCAGCCAGCGCGGCCAGGGCCTTCCTCTAGCATCCAGCTCTTGTGACGCTCCTCGATCGGGTCACCACAGTGTTCACAGAGATAAACGGCCGTCTCTGGCTTGTGTACCTTGCGTCCCGCCTCGTCAAGTTCCTTCTGCCAGGCCAGCCGTTCAAACTTCAGCACCTGCCGCTCTTTGCAATGCGGACACGGAACGTGGTACCGCGCCTGAGAGGACAGCGCATAGTCTTTCGCAATATGCGACGTGTCGGCGCGGCCAGGCGTGCTGGACTTGTAGCGTTTCGCCCGTGGGAACGTCACCGTGCGCTGTTCAGCCAGGGCGATCGGATCGCCTTCGTCGTCAACGTCGCCGGGGTATCGGTCCGTTTCGTCCAGCCCCAAGTTCTTAATCGGCATCGACGCCAGAGCGCTCGCCGCATTCGAGCCAGTCATCACCAGCATGCCGCCGGGGAAGTCCTTCATCAGCGTAGTGTTGCCGCTGTCGCGGGAACGCGCTGGCGGGATTTTTGCCGTCAAGCGCTCCGAGTTCTCGATCATCGGAGTGATACGCTGCTTACTGTACTTCTCGGCCATATCGACTGAGGGCTGTACGACAAGCATCGGCGCCGGCGCATGATCGACGATGTAACCGATCCAGTTCAGCAGCACCTCGGTCTTGCCAACCTGTGAGGCCGCCATGAAGCAAATGTCGGTTGCCGGGTGCTGGGGCGACAGTACGTCCATGATCTCGCGCAGATACGGCGTCCGCGATGTCCGCCATGGACCAGGCTCCGCCGCACCTTTGGTGGGCAGGATGCGGTGCAGGTCTGCCCACTGGCTAACAGTCAGCTCCGCTGGCAACTCCCACGCCGCGTCCACTGCGTCCAGGATTGCTTGGAAGCCGTCAACCAGGTTCATACCGTCACCTCAGCGCGCTCGCGCAGCCTTTCAACTTCGCGCCGCATCACTTCACACACGCGCTCGCATTCCAGCCGCAGCAGTTCGTGCACCTTGACCGGATCGGTCTCGGGTGCGATCAACTGGGCCAGCCGATCAGGCAGCTGCATGAGCGCCGTGCGCGCCGCTATATGCGTTGCCTGGACGGCTTGCACCATCGGCGCCACTTCCGCGATCGTGCCCTGCAGCTTGCGCAGTTCAATCATCTTGAGCTGGGCGTCGATCTGCTCCTTCTCGGTGCGGGCCTGGTGGTAGGCGCTCGGCGCCTTATCACCACCGCCGCGCGATCGCCCCGACGCCTGCTCGTCTTCCTGGTCGGCTACTTTTGCCGGCGCCGGCATGCTCGCCAGGTCATGGCCGTTGCGATACGCCTCCCAGCGCTCGCGCACGCCGGTCTTGCCGGGGTCACCGGTCGCTTCAATCAGCTTGAGCGAGGCCTCGACGTTCACAAGCTTGCCGTCTTCCGACAACACCAGGCGATTCAGCGCCTTGAGCTTGCTGACATAGCTGGGGGCGCAGCCGTACACCTGGGCGAAGGCGGACTTTGAAATGTATCCATCCATGCGCACCACCATTTCACTTCACCATGGGATTTCACTTCACCATGCAGATTTCACTAACGTTGAAGGTCTATGACCGGCGATACGACGTGGCTCGAATTACCCGTGCGAGGGCATGCCAGGGAGGACCCTGGAAAAATCTGGCACCCGACCAGCATTCACTTGCTCCTGAAACCTCCACCTTGCAGGGCGAACTCCAGTGCCGACTTGAACTCACCACCGAACCGCGCGCGGGCCACGTTCTCAACGATCTTGTCGAGCGGAACCAGTACGCGATAGTGAGGCGCCGCCGCGGTGAACAGGAACACGGGCCGCACGCCCTCACCGGAGCCAAACATCTGGCGCTGCCACACACCCTCGACGCCGTCGATGGCGCCAACGAAGTACTGCGCGGCGGCCGCCTTGCGCTGGCTGCGCTTGCTGCCGGTGCGGTTTGCCACATAGCCCTGCTCGCCGAACGCACGCAGCGCCGACAGGATCTGGACGATCTGCGAGCGGCGCACGTTACCGTATTGGTCGAGCTGGGCACCGGCAGCGGGAACGGCAAACTTACCGCTCTTCATCAGGCCGCGCGCTATCAGCGCCCGCTCGAAGCGCTTCTGCGATCGCGGACCGCCATGCACTTCGGGGCTGAGATACCTGCTTGCCGGCGTGCCCTTGAACGCGTCATCCTTGAAGTAGACCCGTGCCGATGGTTGCGCGTCCGACTTCTTCGCCGTGACAACACGCAAGCTATTGAGCGAGTATGGCGTAGGCCGGTCGAAGCGCCGACGCATCACATCCACCACACCCGTCGCGCCCAGTTGCGCGGTCTTGGTCAGCGCCATCGCTACGGCGAACGGAATGTGTTTGCGGCTGACATCATCCAGGTTCTTGAGCAGCTGGTTGACTTGCTCGGCCATCGTGATCGTCGCCATGCCAGCCTCCAGTCCGACTCAATGCTTGTGCAGGCGTCTGCACGGAATAAAAAGCGCCCAGGGTACCCCAGGCTAAAGACGACAGCACGCTTGTATCCCCCGCATTGCAGCGGATCGAGACAAGATCACCACCTTTCGCCGTTGAGAATTCGGGTGCGCTTATCGTTATCGCCCAACGCCGCCATGCTATGCAATGGCCGAAACAAAAAAGCCCCACTGCGGCAACGCCGAGCGGGGCAAATAAAAAAGCCCCGCATGATGCGAGGCCTGGGAATTGTATGGACGAGCGCCGTCCTGAGCGGGATTCTACGCAAAGAAAACGCGCGTCGCAAGGTTCTTTCGCAGCAGGGCCGTCAGCGCGCCCTCAGCCTCGGGCAGCACATCGGCGAACACCAGGGAAGGAAAGCGCCACACGGTCGCCAGTCGGCATCGCTGACGGATGGCCCAGTCGAGATGGCGCGGCAAACTAACGACCATCGCTTCGACCGCCTCAGCGACCCGGTCGTCCATGCTCCCATACAGCGCATCCGAGTCTGCCTCGTTTTCGCTCTCGATGATCGCGCAGCGCCCACGGAAGCCCAGGCGCAGATCATCACGGCGCTGCCAATCCGTCCACAGGTCCAGGCAGTAGTCCAGCGGCCCTACCTCCTGCTTCTCGGCCACTGGAATGACTCGCGCCGCTGGAGCCGCCACCACGCTCGCCACACGCCGCTCTTCCACAAAGACCACACCATCCACTTCGATTTTCGCCACCGCTGTCATCTGCTTTCCCTATCCTTTGCCGTTATCCCCGAAATCCCGCCCTTGCTGCCCTTTTCAAACCCTGTTCACCCCACTTACAGCCATTGGCTCAACCCCGTTACGTTGAAACCCGCATGAATGCTTGCTTTAACAGGGTTAACAGGGTTAACAGGGTACGACTACACACACATACAGATTTCTTCTATCGCTTCTACTTCAAATACATGCCCGCGCGCAGGAGCGCAGCCCTGTAAACCCTGATAACCCTGTTAACACCGCATGAGTGCTTGCTCTGAGCGTAACGGGGTGCATGCCAAGCCTGTTAATAACCCTGAAAATACTCACAGTTCAGGCCTCGCCCTTAATGCCGGCCAGGTCGCGGAAACGCTCGCAGCTCTTGCTCAGCGGCTCGTTAGCGTCGTCGCCCTCTTGTGGCGGCACGTGCAACACCGTCAGCAGCTTTTTCTTCTTCGCGCCAATGGCCACCCACTGGCGATCCTTAGCTAGCCTCGTACCCATCATCTCGGCAAACTTGGTAAGCGAGAGGCCACGCAGCCGATACTTGGCGCAATAACGGTCATAGACCAGGTACAAATCATTGGAGAGGCAGGAGCAGTACGGCGCGTCGATCTCGCCGGCAGCCCAGGCCAGGAAGAACGCCTCCCAGTCAGGCCGGCCGAAGCTGATCACCCGCTCCTTCGCAGAAGTCATCAGCGGCCAGGTATGCGGATTGAAGTCGCCCAGCGGGTACTCCAGAAGGAAGGCGTAGAACGCTTCGATCAGCCCGTCGTTGAGGATGGCCTTGATGCTGGCGAGTAGCTTCGAGTCCAGCTCGGTGCGCACATCCACAACCAGGAAGCGGCGGTCATGCGGCTCCAGTGGCACTGCCTGGAACTCGTTCGACAGCATGACCGTGTTCATGTGGTTCGCTTCGTCGCGATCGTCCTTGAACTTCTGGCTGATTGGCTGTGTGCGGCCGGTGATCATGTGCTTGATCAGGCCGATCGAGCTGTACTTGTCCTGCCGCGAAAGGATTTCCTCGAACAGCACGAACAGCTTCTGCGACCGCCACACGGTGTAGGTCGAGTCCAGCTGGTTCTGGCCGCCCGTGGCGCCATACTCGCCGTAGATCGGTTTGACGATGCCCTCGAAGAATAGGCTCTTGCCGGTGCCCTGCTTCTCGCCGAAGAACAGCAGCGCCGTTTGCATCTTGGCGCCAGGGTTTTGCAGCGGGTAGGCCAGCCAGCGCAACACCCACTGGAATAGCTCCTCACGGTTTGGCTCCGACGCGCACAAGCTGTATAGCAGTTCCAGTGCCAGCTGCGCCTTCTCCTCATCTTTCTTTGGTTTGAGCGGGAAGCCCTCGAACATATTGATATGGGTCTTCAGGTCCACCGTCTGCGTCGGGTCGAACACCAGATTCTCCAGGTCGATCTCGCGGCGCATCGGATGCTCCAGCCAGCGCTCAGCCAGGTTGGCGCCTCGGGACAATGCCATCGCGTCATAGCCAACGATCTTGCGGCGATCCTGATCCCATACGGTCTTTGTTCCGTACAGCAGGGTGTAACGCTCCAGCATCGTCAGCAGAGCATCGTCCCCCGCCCCCCCGCCGGTCGCTGCAACGCCACGGACGGTAGCCGGGAGGTTGCGAGGGCTGATCGAGCGACGCTGCGGGCTGCTCTCCCACTGCTTCGCGCTTTCCTTGCCGACCATGGTGACGAACGCTTTGCTCTTCATGCGCAGCTTATTCACCGCATCCCAAACGTCCGTGGTGCCCTGAATCAGCGCGCAATGCGAGAGCGCCCAGTCTAGCGGGACCAGGCCAACGGCTTCCCGCTGGGCATCCCCTTCGGAGGGGGCCGGGGGAGCGTCGTTCTCAGCGACCGCGGGCGCCGGAGGCGCGCATTCCAAGTGAGAGGGGGCGGGAGACGGCATCGCATCGACCACTCGGTTTTCGATGGCGGCGATCACCTGGTCACGTGCCGTATCGAGCGATTCCTGGACGTGCAAATCATTGAAGTCCGTCCACTTGTTTTCGCCACGATCCGCGAAGGTGGGCCACACCACACGTGCATTGCCGACCTCGCGGGCAGCGGCGCGGGCGCTGGCTATGCCGGCATTCTCAAATTTCCACACGTAGAACCGACGGCCGGAACGCACATCCGCTTCGATGTAGTCCGTGCCCGTGGCATCCTTGCGCCAGGTTGCGCGCACAGTCACGTCATGGCCAGCAGGGCTTTGCAGAACGTGATCCGCGCCATCAATGGCAGGCGCCACTACGTCGAACTCTTCCAAGACGTCGCGAGCGTAGCGCTGGACAAGCTGCCAGTCATCGTCCGCAAAGAAGATCAGCTCCGCTTCTGGAAAGTCTGCACGCAGTTGGCGGGCCACCGAGAGAATGTTCCCTGCCATGAACGTGAGCATGACGGGCAACGTGGAGTTACTCGCCAGTCGTACCGATTGACCACTGGCATAGCCCTCAGCGATGCCGATCTGGTTCGTTTCCGGTGTGATCAGGCCCAACAGGCTAGCCGCGCCAATCATGTCGGCGCCGGTGTTGAACCGCTTCTCGCCATCCGGCGCAATTTTCTGCACGCAGACTAGCTCAGCGCCGGCACGCGTGTAACGCTTCGCAGGAACCAGCAATTCGCCGCTTTCACATACACGAGCATACTCGCCGCTGATCTGCTTGCGCACCAGGTAAGCGTGATTTGCTACCAGCGCCGCGTCTTTCGCCTGACGCCATTGGCGGCGAGCACGCCCTGCAGCCAAGTCGGCAACGTGCTTGCGACGACCTTCTTCCTGCTTCTGCTTTTCTTCCTGCTTGCGTTTTATTGCCGCAAGGTCGGCATCACTCAAGGTGGCGCGCCCGATCTCGACTTTTACTGTACCCGGATCGCGGCCTTGGAAACGGCCAAACGCACCGGCAATCACATATCGTCCGTCGTCCAGTTTGATTTCGGAGAGCTTGTACCAGGACTTCTTCCCCTTCCCGAATTTCTTGAACTTCGCATTGAGATCCAGTGGCGTTGGTGGCAGCGCGGGAAGGTGCGCGGCCATCTGTGCCAGTACGTCATTGACTGTCGCCATTTACTCGCTTTCCGCCCGCGCCGAAGACTTGTAAGGAACCTGCACGCCGCCCATCACCGAGGGGATATCGCGGTAGTCCAAGGCGCCTGCGCGAATCACCATGGGACTGCGGCTGCGTAGCGGGCGGTTCACAATAGCGGTACGCGGCGCCGCTGGTATTCCCACGTACGTCGTTTCCACCTCGTTGTCGCTCTCCACAAAGCGTTGCCCGTCCCTGGTGATTTCAACACCATTGCGATCGATGCGAACCAAGCCAGCGCCGCACAACGAACCGATGACCTCCTCCTCGAACTGGACGCGACCACGAGTCCAACAAGTGCGCGCAGCTAGCGTAGAAGCCTGCAGCGGCTTGCCCGCTGCGTAGAGAGACACCAGGGCATTTGCAGCGGTGGTGCCGCGACGTGGAAGGTTATGCTTAGCCATCAAAAGCCTTTGCTGCGCTGTTGCGCGAATAGATCGTTGTTGGGGGGGGAATGCAGATGAGGCACAGTCGGCACATTCACCGGCAAGATGAATGCTCGATTTACTTTTCAGCCATTTCTTCAAGCCGGGCCGCCAGCTGCTGCATAGCTTGGTTGGTTCTATAAATCGCTGAACGGACCCGCTCGATTTCGTCACGATCTACACGACCATCGGCGAGAGTGCGGTTAACCTCGGCGCCAACACATCCATTGCTCGTCCACACAAGCGTGACCAGTTCGAGAACTGCCAGGTCGGATGCCGCTGCCTCTGCGCTCACACGAACGCATACATGGCTGTGATTTGCGGCCAAGGCGTGAAGAACGCTCAGATCCCCAGTAAGGCCCATCACTCGGTCAACGTCCTCCAGCGTAGGCTTATTCGTAACCGAGTTGACATTCGCCTTGTTGCGCAAGATTGCTGGCGACATCCCCATGCGAGGGGCTAGTGCTTCACATCCGCCTGGGGCTCCGTGAACTGTTTGGTAGAAAGCATCGAGAACGTTCATGCGTTGACCTAAAAATAAAATGATGTAAACAACAACCCAGTGATGCAAACTGCGTCCAACCTCTTCTGAACAACAGCTTTGCGAAAATTAATGCTCACCATCTTCAAATTTGCCCACTACCACGCTCCGCTCAGGCACCGTGTCAAATGCTTGAGCCGGGGATGGCGGCTGACGACCGCCGCGATTACATGCGCCCGCCACCTGATCAGTGCTTCGCTTCAGGGTTTCCGGCGGCATCCAGATGTCAGGGCGAAGCTCATGCAGGGTGAGTTTTGGCTCCGCAGAGGCCAACGCCCTACACAATTTGGGGCCCGGGCGTCGGTGCCCTCCTCCAATTAGATAGAGGTAGCCCACTGAAGATCCGACTGCAACTGCGAGCGCATTGCGCTCATCAGGTGTCGCTTGCTTGAGGAAGGTTTTCATGTCCATGGGCAAACTTTACCCAAAAGATAAACTTGACGCAAGAATTGTTTATCTTTTTGGTCATTTATCTTTTCGCTAAAAACCCCGATCATCCCTGCATGACACCGATGAAAAGAGAAGACGTTCGGCGCGAGAACGCGCGCAGACTCGCAGCTGATGCAGGCGGGCTGACGGAATTCGCTCGCAAGACTGGGATGGAAAACTCTCAGGTGAGTCAGATCATTGGGAAAAACCCGACCAAGAACATTGGTAACATCGTTGCGGCGCGGATCGAGCAGGCTTTTGATTTGGTCGAGGGCACTTTAGATTTGCCTCCGTCATCTGAAGGGCTTGGTACTCAGAGCGCTGTAGTTGAATCAACAGCGGATACCTCTCCCTTTCCTGGCGCCCGCCCAGTGACCGTCGAGGATGAAGACTCACCGCATCATTATCAAATACCGAAAGTGAAACTTACGCTTCAAGCAGGAGTAACGGGCATCCAGACTGAACCCGATCTGCGCGACGGCGGCTCGCTGGGAATTTCGCGTAGCTGGATCGAGCGCAAGGGATACAACCCCAAAGACTTGATTGCGATACAAGTACGAGGGGAAAGCATGGAGCCGACCTTTTATGAAGACGACACCGTGGTCATCAATCTGGCCGACAAAAAGCCTATAGACAATGGGGTGTACGCAATCAATTACGAAGGCGAGGCAGTGGTAAAACGACTGTCGCGCGATGCCGGACAGTGGTGGCTGATGTCCGACAACCCCGATCAGCGCAAGTATTTCAGACGGGCATGCCAGGGTAATCGCTGCATCATCGTGGGGCGAGTAGTCCGGCGCGAGGGTGACAACTTCTGAAGCCATTCAAGCCGCCTCAAGCGGCCCAAAGCTCACAACCACTTTACCATTTGAGCAAAATACAACGATACATCAGATCGCAAATTTAACCTTTTTGATAAAAACAGCTTGCTACTGGTTTATCTTTTAGGTAAAGTTTCCCCATCGAAGGTTAACTACGATGGAGAAACAGTTGAACGTCTGGTCCCTCTCGGCTGCTGGTCCGGCCAAAACATCCCCCGCTGAAATAATAGACAGGCTCATCAAGGAGGCTTTTTCCCCTTGTTTGAGCCGACAGGCTCGCAGTCTCGAATATGTGACTGGCGTTCGCGCTTTACTACTTCAACAGCTTGTCGGCAAACCCTTGGCGTGCCAATACGCCGAGGGCACCGCAGCGGCTGATGCCTTTTTTTCAGGAGTAGAGGAAGGCCGGCACCTACACACGAGGCATCTCTCGTCCCTATCCCCCACACCGCCCACAACGGTTGACCCATTTGCAGGCCTCAAGGGCCATGACTACATCAAGGCGCGCAATCTTGCGCCCCCGGTAACGCGTGTGCAGACGTCTGCACATGATGCTATGCAGACGGCGCAAGAGGTGCGCAAATGAGCGCCCGCCCCCTCCCGACTGGCTCGCTGAGCGATCACGCAGTTGCCCTTCTAGCCAGCATGGCTAAGCTCCAGCTTGCTGCTACAAACGCGACTGAACTGCTAGAGCAAGCCGGTTTCGCCGGCATGCGCGGGGACACTGCTGACGACTTGCGGCAGGCGCTCGCCATTCACGGCCACCTGGTGCATGAGTTCAACGTCAAAGTGCGCACCAGTTCCGGCGTATTGACCTTCAGCGCGAAGGCTGAAAGCGCCCTAGGCGCCGCACAGGACGCCGCAGCGCACCACGGCGACACGCCGTGCGGCATCACCGTCACGCCAGCGCAACCCGACCGCCAGTCGCTCGCAGCTGCACATCGCGTGATGCGCATCGCAGGCTCACTGGATGACGCACTGAAGCACCCGGCACTCGGCCCAGCCGTGCGCACCTACGCTCGCAAACATCCTGTTCGCACCGCCTCATTCACCGACTTCAAATCCCTCGCGGCCAACGACCGCGATTAAACGAAAGTCCAGACGTGTCTAAACCTGTCATCACCAGGGCAAATGCCCAATGGCGCGGTGCTTTTACTTGTCCTGCTTGTAGCTCTCATATCCGCAACTCTTGCAGCTGTAGTAGTGCCGCTGCACGCCCATGCGGCCGAACATCGGGTCATCTTCGGACCTATCCAAACTGTAAGCGAGCCCATGGCATTTCGGGCACTCATCTGCGCCTGGAGTCCGGCGCCCGGACGCTTCCAACATCTCAACCCGACGCCGCAATGCCTCAATTTCTGCCGGCATGGCATTCAGCTTTTTCCAAACCGGTATTTGTTCTAACAGCTTAACTAAATCGGAGATCGAAAACATGGAATCACTTCCCAAAATTGGACAGGTAGTGAGTATGCCCGATGGCGTTGCCGTCGCGCGAATTCATATGCAAAACATCGTGGTGAACCACGGCGAAAACGGCAGCAAATTTATCAACGTACAGGACGGCGACAACCTGGTTGTTTTCCTGCTCGACCGCAGCCAGTGCGATCACCTCGCTGATCTGCTGACCGACTTCAAACGTCCTGCAACCAACGATCGCGACTAACTGAAAGGCCTGCGCCATGAGCAAACTTGTTGTCCTTCCCCCGCCGGTTGTTCCCGTCCCCGCTGACCAGGTGATCGTTGTCGATGAACTTGTCACGGAGGGCTACCGCGACATTCCGCTGCACCTGGTCCGTATTTCGTACACGAACCGCACCCGCTTCAACGCGGAGGCGCTGCAGCAGTTGGCGGATAACATCGCCGAGGTAGGCATCCTCCAGCCGATCCTGATGCGTCCGGTCACACCCACAGCCGAAGCACCCCAGATCCTGGAAGTTGTCGCAGGCGAACGCCGCTTCCGCGCGGCCGTGATGGCCGGTCTGTTTAAGGCACCGTCCAGCATCAAGCATCTGTCCGACAAACAAGCGGCCGAAATCCAGCTGCTAGAGAACATCCAGCGCGAGAACCCGCACCCACTGGAGGAGGCCATCGGCTTTGAGCAGCTTATGCTCAAACACGGCTACAACGCCGACCAGCTGGCCGCCAAGGTCAAACAGAGCCGGTCCTACGTGTATGCGCGCCTGAAACTGTGCGCACTGTCGCTGCGCGCCCGCGAACTGTTCCTGGACGACATTCAGCGCTTCTCCGCATCGACCGCACTGCTGATCGCACGCATCCCGACTCCCGGACTGCAGGACAAGGCGCTGAGCGAGATCATGGCCCCGCAATACAATGGCGAGCCAATGTCCGTTCGCTTGGCCGCCCAGCACATCGCCAATCGCTACACGCTGAATCTGGAAGCAGCACCATTCGATACCAAGGATGCAAAGCTGCTGGCCGGTGCCGACAATTGCCTGAAGTGCCCCAAGCGCACCGGCAACCAGCCGGAGATTTACGCCGACGCGAAAAGTGCAGACGTCTGCACCGATCCCGATTGCTTCGCGGAGAAGAAGGCCGCGCACTATCAGCGCATCATCGTTATCGCCAACAAAAAGCGCATCCCGGTATTGGAAGGCGAGGAAGCCGACGACGCCACGCCGAACAACTGGAGCCGCGACGAAGAATTCGTAACCGAAGATCACCACCTAAGCGCCTTTGACCGCGTGGCACCAACAACCGGGATGTCAGGCCCGATCAAGAAGCACCTCGCGAGCGAACTCCTGCCAGCGCCTGTCAAATACCTCAAGAACGAGGACGGCAGCGTCGATGCGCTCTATCGCCGTGAGGATATCCAGGCTGCACTGGAGAAAGCCGGCGCCTGCGAGACGGAACAAGCACGTACCACGCGCCTGGGCGACGAAGCCGCCGACCCATCCAAGGCCGCAAAGCAGACCAAGCAGCAGGAGGCGGCGGCCAAACAGGCCCAAGAACGCGAGGAGCGTCAGCGCCGTTGCGAGGCTATTACGCAAGAGCGAGTTATCCGTTATCGCAAGCTGCGGGCTCGCGCCGCCGCCGGTCTTACCCTGCCAATGCTGCGCGAACTGACCAAGGCACTGGTGCTGGATAGCCATGACCATAGTCTGCCCGACGACCTGATCGGTGATCTGTACCCATTCCAGGAACGCAGCGATGCCGCATTGTGCGCCCACATTGACCTGGCTGATATGGCGACCGTCCAGTTGCTGCTCATGGACCTGATCGTCGGCGAGAACCTCAGCATGTCCACCTGGGACCTCGATGACGATCCAAGCCCGACGGCGCTGGCAATGCTGGCAATGGCTAAGACAGAAGGCATCGATGTCACGCCTGCCGATCTAGCCATCGCTAACATCGATATTGAGACCCTGCAGTACCCGGACGACGTCCGCGAGACCATCTCCGCCAATATCGAACACCTGGCGGCCGTCTGCGCTCACATCATCGACAAGGCCCCATACCATCTGGGTAACGTTGAAGCTGCCGCTAACAGCCTGGGCTACGCCTATGGTAGTGGCGGCTGGTACAAACAGGCTGCCCAGGTCGAAGAGACTGCAGCGACAGCCGATGATGCCGCTGCAACGCACATGGATCAGTCCGAACCGATGCCGGCTCCAACCCGCACGAAGCTCAGCCTGAAGAAAAAGAACGATGCGCAGCCTGATGCAGCGGCAGGCCCCGTCGTCCGAGTGAAGAAGGACCGCGCAGCCCAAGCGGCCGCCGCCCTGACGCCAGCGGCGGCCTGGCCGTTCCCAACCCAACACCGGTCTTGACCATGGACGAAGGCTTTCTCATTGACCTATTCATGGCAGCAATCCTTGCCGCCGGCAGCGCCTTTGTGGTGCTGCAGGTGACCACCTGACACGACCGACCAGACCAGCTATTACTATGAACGCATTTAACAACCACACGATGACCACGCCGCCGGCATCGCGCCTGCAGGCAAGCCAGATCATTGGCAGTCTGGCGGCCGAATTGCAGGTAGCAGGCGAGATCCTGACGACGCTGCGCTTTTACGGCACCCTGCCCCAGCTGCTCCACGCCAAAATCGACCTACAGCAGCGCGGCATCATCGATGAGCACCTGCTGCGCGCCCCTGAACGTCAGGCAGTGCTCAGCCTGTCCGCGCAGTACCTCGCTCGGCACCGCAACACGATCGAGAATAGCCCTCGTGCTGGAGCATCTCGCGACCTGGTAAGGCGTCTGCGCACGGTCGCCGGACAGCACACCATCAAGCCTCCCGCCATCGACCTTGAGGCGGCCGACCACATCGAAAAGCTTGAAGCAGAACTCACAACCCTCCGCACTGACCGGACGGCCACAATTAAACCGAACGCTTAACGGGTAGGAAAGAGAATGAAAGCTTCTATGTTCCTAGCATTAAAATACGATCGCATGTTCCTGCGCTTGGACGAGATCTGCGCAGAGATTGACATCTCTGTTGGAACCGCACGCAACAAGATGAGCGCCGGCACGTTCCCCATTCCTACGCGCAAATCTGGCAAGCATGTTATCGCCGACGTCCGTGACGTCGGCAAATATCTCGACGACTGCCGCGCAACTCACTGAACCCGCCCAACTGCACTCCGCCCAGGCATTACACTACGACCTGGGCAGCTTTCCAGATGGGCTCATACGCCTGAACCTTCATTGCGGCAAGCTCATCATTGACTCGAACAATGCTGGCGGGAGCGCGGGCGGCAAAAGCATTCAGCGACTGGGTCAAGCTCCACACCTCTTTCTGATCGATAATCAGCAATCGATCGTGGAGTGCTTTAGCAGGCGCCAATCGTACTTCTAAACGCCATGCTGCACCATACTGCTGCACCCATGCGGCGGCAGCGGGATTCAGCGTCGCCTTGTGATGCTTCGCGTCGGCAAGGATCTGCACGACTACCCCCTTCCGCGCCTGAAGGGCATACTGCGTTAGCACTTTCTCATCTGCATAGGGATCAACGATTAGAAGCGAGACCTTGGCCGCGCCCATGACTTTACCAACCTGGGCAAAGGCATCAAAGGCGCCGCCAGCTGGGATGAATGCCCCAGCGCTGCTGGCAGGCGCTGCTAACTCAGCATGCGCGAAGTGACGGTGGAGAATCGAGACAATGGTCGACGCGTGAATGCGCCGAAGAGGCCTGGTGAAAAGGCTTTGAGCGGCCGTGTTCATCTGCGCGCCGTCCACCACACTCGGGCCTTGGGCAACAAGCGCACTGGCGCGGCCAAGCCATCGGTGAACATCATCGGATGGCTCGCAGTTTTCCAGGTCCGGCATGCTTTCAATCAGTTGGCCAAGCTGGACGTACAGTGCTTCTGGAGTAATAGGCAT